TAATAAATACTTCTTTATTTATGTCAGAAAAAAGAATCGCTCATTTACTAGGTAATGGACCCAGCAAGGAGTTTTTTAATAATACTCCTACTGGTGATGTGTATGGTTGTAACTATGCGACAGAGGGAATGGACTTCAAGAAGGTCTTTATTCATGATCGCAGACCGTGGAGACAGATGGTAATTGAAAAGAAACCCTTTCCTTGGAAAATCGTTTTTAGGGGGCAATACAAGGGATTTGCAAAGGACGCGATTCGTCATGGGGCGGTCACAAAGGAACAACTAGAGGTTCTTCCTCCAAATATCAAGGAGAAGACTTCTGGGCATGATGGAATCTGGTATCTGCTCTTTTTTGGTAAGGATACGTATGATGAACTTCACCTATGGGGATTTGATTCATTGACCAAGGGGATCTGTGATACTGATTCCAAAGAGAGGATTCGGGGTTCAAATCCACACAACAAAAGAGCACCTATGTGGAAACAAGGATTCTGGGTAGTGTTCAATGAAGCAAAGAAGAAAGGTAAAGTCATTTACCTCCATCACAACAAAGAAAAAGTAGAAAGGGTGGCATAATCATGTCAGAGATTTTCGATTTTGGATTCACGGCACTGGACGAAGATGAACTCGATGTCGTCCAGAGTGCGACACAAACCGCAACTGAACTTGAGGAAGTGAAGCTTGATCTCATGGCAGCAGAGAAGAAAGTTGAAAAACTCCATGCTGCCATTCAACCACTTCTAGACAATCTCTGTTCAAATCCAGAGAAGGCATACATCCATTGGGCAGATCGACTCACAAAAATCGAGCAATTCCGCAATTATCTTCAGAAAATCGTTGACGAGTAGTCGTAAGTCGTTGATTACCAACATCTTTAACGGTAACGTAAAAAAGTTCAAAAAAAGTGCTTTTGGGGGTTGACGGGAATCCAGAAATGACCTAGTATGACTTCCGTAATGAAAAGCAAAACAGAAAATCAAACACCAATTCAAAAACAAGCACACCTTGCGGCGCGGCAGGCGATGAAGGATACAGTCTATCAGAATTGGGTCAAGGAGAAGCTTGAGACGAGGCAGACTCCTCTAGTGGTCACTGAGTTCGACATCATGTCTCACTCTGATCTGGTCAATCTAGATGTGGTTCCAAACGAACAACTTGGTAGAGAAGTTGATCCGACCAAGGTCAATAAGATTGTCGAATATATTAAAAATTCACAAGTTGGAGTGGTTTACAAAAACCCTCCAATCATTCTCACTCATTTAAATGACAAACTTCACGTAGTGGAGGGGCAGCATCGAATCGCCGTTGCGGAGGAACTCAAATTACACTGGTTGGTCGTCATTATTGAATCGCTTAGTGAAGATAATCTGGGGTTTGCTGCCTATGAGGCTAATAACTCAGATGAACTACCACGATATACGAATGATCAAAAGTCAGATGTGGACTGCCTCGTTAATTTGATCAAGAAAAATCCAGACTATGACTTTAATAAATTGAAATCAATTTATGAGAGTAAAATGGGTGCCAATAAAAAAGCAGATAATGTCGTTACTAAGATTGTGGACTCAGCATTTGAAATTTACAGAGATGGTGCATTATATTCGGCTTCCGGTGGAACGGGAAACACGATTTCTAAAAAGCCAGAGGTCTTTTTCGAAGAAGCTGGGTATGTAGACCTCCCGATTTACTCTTGTAATGGAACCTGGCGCCACTTCAAGATTTGGAATGACGCCCTGGAACACTATCGGAAAACCGGCGATGTGACTTACAAAATTGGATTGTATTCAACAATGACTGCTAACAAAAGTCAACTTTATTACAGAAATGCTATGAGGACAGTTGTTAGAAAGGTTGAGAAGCTCATCAATCTGAATGAAGACATCGCAGAATACTATCCAAATCTTAAAATTAAGGTTGAAGCAGTTCTTCCACAAAGGCATGGTCTTGATGAACAGGCAATTGATAACAATGAGTGTATCACTTACAATGCGGCGACAACGGATCCCAAAGTGAAGTAAAAGTCTTAACATCACCTAGTCTCCCTCATGGTTTTTGCTGCTTTTCGCCATGAGGGAGACCTTTTCCCCCTTTCGTAAGTCGTTGATTACCAACATCTTTAACGGTAACGTAAAAAAAGTGAAAAAAAGTGCTTTTGGGGGTTGACGGGAATCCAGAAATGACCTAGTATGACTTCCGTAATGAGAAACAACGAAATGATGAAATACGAAATCACAAACGAAACTCACCATATTTTTCCTTACCTGAAGCGAATTCGTGCCCTGAAGGATTTTGCCAATGTGAAGAAGGGTGACCTTGGTGGATTCATTGAATCCGAAGACAATTTAAGTCACGAGGGTGATTGTTGGGTCTATGGCGATGCAAAGGTCTTTGGGAATGCAAAGGTCTATGATCGAGCAGAAGTTTATGGGAATGCAGAGGTCTATGGGTATGCTCAGATCTCTGGGAAAGCAAAGCTCTCTGGGTATGCAACAATCTCTGGGGATGCAGAGGTCTCTGGGAACGCGCAGGTCTATGGGAATGCAGTGGTCTCTAGGGATGCATGGATCTATGACGAGGCTGAGGTCTTTGAGGATGCAAGGGTATCTGGGGATACAGAGGTCTCGGGCAACGCAACAATCTCTGGGGATGCAGAGGTCACTGGTAACGCATGGATCTCTGGTAACGCAAGGGTCTATGGTAAAGCATATGTCTGGGGGCATTCAAAGGTCTGTGGGGACGAAAAGGTATCTGGGAATACAGAAATGGTCTAGTATGATTTCCGTAATGAGAAACGAAATGAAAACACTCCTTCTTGCTTTTATCATGTGCTTCCCGATTTTTAAATCCCATGCCTTCACTCCTGAAGAGACGCTGGCAATCACCATTCTTGCTGAAGCCCGTGGAGAGGGTGAATCCGGTATGTATGCCGTCGCCTGTGTCATCTCTCAAAGAGCGATTGAACGCAAGATCAGTGCCGCCAAGGTTTGCACTCAGAAGTGGCAGTTCTCCTGCTGGAATCCCAATGATCCACAGAAGGGAAAGCTTGGGAGCCTCTTGAATCTTCCCCAAGCAAAGTATGCCAAGATGCTCGCCAAGAACATCATGAACCTTGACCGTTCCTTTGTTGGTTTTGCAAACCACTATCACACTCATCGTGTTAAGCCTTACTGGAGCAAGGGCAAGACTCCCGTCAAGGTGTTGGGTAACCACAAATTTTTCAAACTCTAATTATGAAACACAAGAACCTAATCAAACTACTGAAGTCCATCCGTAAGGATACCGTGAAACGAAGCGAACTGATTGCGAAAGCAGAGAGTCGAGGAATGGATGCAAAGGAAATCAAGCCTGCACTACGTGTCCCTGATGCATCTGTTTCCCGTGGTCAATACAGTGTACCCAAGATGCTCAAGGCATTGGAATCTGGGTTTGCTGCTCAGAAGCGTGGTCGCAAGGTCGTGAGTCCAGCGAACAACAAGTCGTCCAGTGTCGATGTTGTGAAGGTCTCTAATGACCGGAATCTGGAAGGAACCTTCTATCCATCTCAGAGTGACATTGAGGATGAACTAAGCCTCATGGGAACCTGTAGGGTTGACAACTGGTGAGTAGTTTGCTACTATTATCTACATGAAGTTGAACTTAAAATGTGAATCGATCTTGTCTCGCCAAGTTGCGATTGATTTCATTCAAGAACATCACTACTCACCAGTTCTTCCCAAACTTACCAAGCACTACCTTGGCTTCTTTCTCGATGGTAAGCTTCGTGGTGTCCTTACGTTAGGTTGGGGGACACAACCGAAGGCAACCATTAACAAAATGTTTAATGGTCTGGATTCAAGTCATTATTTTGAAATCGGAAAGATGTGCATGGATGATGATATGCCCAAGAATTCTGAGTCTCAGATGATGTCTCTGACCGTGAAGTGGATGAAGGAGAAAACCGATTGCCTCTTTCTCTATACAATGGCTGATGGCATCATGGGTAAGTGTGGCTATGTCTATCAGGCATCTAATTTCTACTTTGGTGAACGCTATCTGACCGATGTGTATATGATGGACAATGGCGAGAAGCTTCACCCTAGATCTGCCAAGTCTCTATGCCTTGAGAATGCCAAGGAGGTTGGCAAAGAAAGAGTCTTCTGGTTGACCAGTGACTTCATGCTCAAGCGTGGAATCAAGCGCATCAAGGGGTATATGTTTCGCTACATTTACCCACTTAACAAGACTGCCAAGAAGCTTCTGAAGAAGGGCAAGGTCATCACTATCAATGACAAACAGATTGAGGGTAAATTGGAGTGGACTCAAACAAAAGCCAATTATCCAAAGGACAAGTCACTTGAGTGGTTTGATGGAACCAAACCACCCAAAGTTAAAATTGAAAAACCAAATTTCGTTTTGGATTTGAACAACATCAAATATAACAAAAAAAATGTAGAGGCAGGAAACACTTCCTCTCGACTCCCCGGTTACTGATATTATGAAACGCACAAAAGCATTCCTTCGCAATGGACGAATCAAGGCAACCGATTACGCATTCACTGGTGAAGAACCAGTGTGGGATTCCAATGTAACTGACCTTGAATTGTATCTCGCCAAGGCATTCGGTTTCTACAATTACTATCTTGAGAAACCGGACTTTCTTTATGCACTTCACGAATACATGGTATCAGATTCCCGGTATGGTTCAGCAAAGGCATCCCTCCTGACTAGGAACTATCCTCAAAACGAGGTTTGTTCTCTTGTTGGGAGTCTTGCACGGATGGCAACACAAGGTGCTCCTGTTCAGGGCAAGGTTAGGAAGCTGATTGACCGTCTCCTAAAAACAGTTCGTCCTGTTGCTGCCACAGCACCAAAGAAAACTGGACTTTCTCCTATCGAGATTGCAAGGGCAAGAATCCCTCAACGATCAAGGGAGAAGGTCCAGTCTCTTATCACTGACCTTGAGGCACTCATTGATTCATGGACAGTGAAGACTACTGGCAAGATTCGTGAATTTGATATCATTGTGGCATTGAATGAAATCAATGTCGAGAAGGAGTATCACCGACCACTTCAAGAATGGATCAAGAGGTATCATGATGAGTATCAGAAAGCATACGACAAGTCTGATGAACAACTGGTAGAGGGGTTTTCATATCTCTCAAAGCCAGCACTCAAGAATCGCATCAAGGCTCTTCAGATCATGTCTCAGGCTGTTGATTCGTGGAAGAAACCAGTCAAGGCACGTAAGCCTCGTAAGAAGCGTGTGAAGACTGCTGACAAGCAAATCAAGTCCCTGAAGTTTGCACCAGAGAATGACGAATTTAATTTGAATTCCATTAACCCCGTGACCATTCCCGGTTCCCAACATCTCTATGTCTTCAATACTCGCTACAAGACACTGAACGTCTATCATGCAGAGGGACCAGATGGATTTACTGTCAAGGGATGCACACTACAGAACTTCGATTCCAAGACAAGCTATGTCATCACACTACGCAAACCCAAGGAGATTCTGCCACAAGTTGCTGGTAAGACTCCAAAGCAAATTGAAAAGATTGTCAGCAATCTAACCACCAAGAAGAAGACTGCTACTGGTCGCATCAATGGGCATTGTATCCTCCACCGCGTTCTGGGATCACGCAAATCACTCTAATATAACACTAAACACTACTATGAGAACATTCGAAGAACTGCAAAAGAAACTGAATATTGAAATGGAAATTGGAATCAACCAGAACCGTTTGGTGAAAAAGGTTGTCCACTATGTCAATGAGGACGGCATGACTTACATGGAGGCAATGATGCAAGTATGTGAAGATCATGGCATAGAACCAGAGGATCTTGCTGGATCAGTGAGGGGAAATCTCAAAGAAAGGTTGTATGCAGAGGCAGTTCAGAGAAACTGCATCAAGGATGAGTCTCCAATCAACACACTTTACTGATATGAAAAAGAAACGAAAGAAAAAGACGCATTCAGCATACTATGTGTGCCATGAGAATGAGGAGATTATCTTCCTGACAGAAGAGACTGATGATTGCTTTGCTGAATTGGTTCAAGACGTTGATGGTCATTACTATTTCTGGATGTGTGGATCGCAGGGATCTCTTCCAGTATGGGTTCTTGAAAGAATTGTGGAGAAGATGAATGAACTGAATCCCACTGAATAATGATACTAGGACCAAATGACCCAAGAGCAGTGCGATTGACGAAAAAGCAGATCGCAAAACGCAGATCAAAGATGACTCCCGCTGAACGGAAACAGGAGGATGATCTGATCGCATTTCTTAGAAGTAAGAAGATATTGCCAACAGAATCACTGTGAATGGATACCATGCATATTGCTTTCACCAAGCAATCCGATTACACTTTTCGGGGAGTTATGATGCCATCAAGTATCACTTCAAGACCAAGGTCAGAGCATCGTCCTATGAGGGTAGAAGAGACAGATACTTCTTTGAGAAAGTCGCAAAGTGGTTTCCAAGGCAGGATGATATGGTTCAGTTCTATGTCTCCAATGCAGTCTATTCAGGCTCCCCAAACCTCTGGGTTGGAGATTTGAATCAAGACCACCTTGAGACACTTCGTGAAAGAGTGTCAAATCTGACTTATCGTTCAGCAAGACAAGTGAGACAGTTCCCCCTACCGTTTGATGAAATGTTTCGTGGTGACAATCCAGCCATTTTTAAATTTGAAATTGAACTTCAGGTGGTAATGAATGTCTTGCTTGGATTCGTGAGTGATATGAGGAAACGACTAAATGATCCTCTGGGCATTCATAAGACTCACCTTGACCTGATTGAGAACTACCAGCCTTTCTTGATGTCATGGGTGGACATCTCAAAGGTTCGTGCAGGGATACTCAAAGCACTTGATTTCAAGAAATAAGTGTGCTATAATATTTTCATTCCTTGAGTGAGGAATGACTAAAAAAACACAACTAAACAAAACACAGTAAAACACATATGTCAGTATTCGAAAAACTAAAACAGAACCGTGAGGCAGGGCTTCAGAAACTTCTAGAGGCTGCTGCTGGTGATAATTCCAAGGACAAGTATCAGGACGATAGGTTCTGGAGTCCCGGTGTAGATAAGGCAGGGAATGGATTTGCGATTATTCGCTTTCTTCCTGACCCTGATGAGAGGCAGTGGATCACTTACTATGAGCATGGATTCCAAGGTCCGACTGGTAAGTGGTACATTGAAAAGTCTCGTACCTCTTTGAACAACCAACCAGATCCAGTGAGTGAGATGAACACTCGACTCTGGAACAGTGGTCGTGAGGAAGACAAGGAGACTGCGCGTGCTCGTAAGCGGAAGGTTAACAATGTCTCTAACATCTATGTGATTAGTGACCCTTCTAATCCAGAGAACGAAGGCAAGGTGTTCCTCTATCGCTATGGAGTGAAGATCAAGGATAAGGTCATGGATGTTGTCAATCCTAAGTATCAGGATGAGACTCCTCTCAACCCATTCTGCATGTGGAACGGTGCTAACTTCAAAATCAAGATTGCACAGGTTGCTGGATATCGTAACTACGACCGTTCTGAGTTCGATGCTCCTGCTCCGCTGCTAGGTGGTGATGAAGAGAAACTCGTTGGGGTTTGTGATAGCCTTCATTCCCTTAGTGAGTTTACTGACCCTGCTCAGTACAAGTCATACAACGAGCTTAAAGCACGCCTGAATGAAGTGTTGGGTGAAGATGCCGCTGATGATGCCGCTGATGATGTTCCTATGGACTTTGCTCCTAGACCCAAGTCTGCTTCTGACCCAATGGAGT